CGATGAACTTAATTTTAAGGGAAATGATGTTATGGGAAAAGCCACAGTTTTAGATACTCCTATGGGTAAAGTTGTTGAAGGTTTACTCGATGGTGGTGTTCGACTGGGCGTTTCGACTCGTGGTATGGGAAGTTTGCAGCAACAAAATGGCGCAATGGTAGTCAAGGATGATTTTCTCCTTAATGCCATTGATATTGTACAAGATCCATCTGCACCTGGCGCATTTGTTAATGGGATTATGGAAGGCGTAGAATGGGTATGGAATAACGGCATTATTGAGGCACAAACTATTGAAAAAATGGAGACTGAAATTAAAAAGGCTCCACGGGCTAATCTCTATGAGACAGAGGTTCGTGAGTTTAAGAATTTCCTCTCGTTACTTAAAACTAAATGAAAAAGGAGTCAATGATGACTGATGAAAATCAAGTAGAAGATCAGGACGTTGAACTTCATGATGACGAGAATGAAATCATGGAAAAAACAACTCATGATCCTAAGAATGCCGAGGCACAGTCAATAAAGTCTGTTGACGATGCCGAGGATGCAGGGCCAGGAGCAGCACTACCAACTGCACCCGGAGCGACTGCAAAACATAATACCAAGAAAGACCCAATGCCAAAAACTAAGGCCGGTATGATCAAAACAGCATATGATCTTATGTCATCTGCTAAAAAGGATAAAGTCGGAGAAATGTTACAGGCTATGATGCAGTATAACAGTACTTCAGAAGAAAGTTTTGATGGTGATTTAGTTGCTGAACAGGAACTAAATTATGAGACAGATTTTGCTTCTGATCTTAATGCATTGGTCGAATCAGAGGCAACTTTATCTGATGAGTTTAAGAATAAAGCAGAAGTAATTTTTGAAGCTGCTATTAAATCAAAACTTTCAGAGGAAGTTGATCGTCTAGAAGCCAAGTATAACGAGGAACTCTCAGAGGAAATCGCTAATACTAAGGCAGATCTTGTAGAGAAGGTAGATTCATACCTGAACTATGTAGTCGAAAATTGGATGGAAGAAAATAAACTTGCCATTCAATCAGGTCTTAGAACTGAAATTGCAGAAGGGTTCATGGATAAGTTGAAAGACGTATTCACAGAATCTTATATTGAGGTTCCAGAGTCCAAAGTTGACCTAGTCGACGAACTTGCAGATACCGTTGATGAACTCGAAGAGAAACTCAACGATCAAACTGCCAGGTCCATCGAAATGGCTGAAGAATTGGAAGATTATAAGAGAGCAGCAATTATTAGTGAGGCATCTCGCGATCTTGCAGAAACACAAGCCGAAAAATTATGGAAACTCGTTTCCGATGTTGATTTTGAAAGCGAAGAATCCTTTGCTGAAAAGGTTAACACTGTAAAAGAGTCCTACTTTAACAAACCTGCTGTAGGTTCAAATGATATGCTAGAGGAATCTGACGATGATGGTATCGTTGAAACTTCTGGTACAATGTCTCAGTACCTCTCAGCTATTAGAAAAACATCAAAATAGGGAGTATCAACGATGCAATCGTACGATCAATTAGTCGAAAAATGGTCTCCAGTACTGAATGAAGAATCAGCTGGTACCATTTCCGATAATCATAGAAAAGCAGTAACTGCTGCGGTTCTTGAAAACCAAGAGATCGCCCTTAGAGAAGAAGGTATGATTTCAGAAAATAATACCAATGCTTCTGTAACAGGCGCAAATCAGGCAAACTGGAATCCAGTATTAATTGCACTCGTAAGACGTGCAATGCCTAACCTTATGGCTTATGATGTAGCCGGTGTCCAGCCAATGACTGGTCCTACAGGCCTCATCTTTGCTATGAAGTCAACTTTCCAGACAACCAAAGCTGGTGTATCTGATGGTGATGAAGCACTATTCAACGAGGCACCTGTTGGATACTCTGGTGATTCCTCTACTGTAGGTAACGGTTCAAGAGGACCTTCTGGTTTATCTGGCGTATCCGATACAGATGGCCAAGGATCACTTGTTGATTCAGCTGGCGCATACGTGCCTAATTATGGATCTGATTCAGCTGCTATGGCAACTGCAACTGCAGAAGGCCTTGGTGGTTCAGGTAATCAAGATTTTGCTCAAATGGGCTTTACCATTGACAAGGCAACAGTAACTGCCAAGTCAAGAGCTCTAAAGGCAGAATACACTCTTGAACTTGCTCAGGACTTGAAAGCAATTCACGGTCTTGATGCAGAGACAGAGTTGGCTAATATTCTGTCAACTGAAATCCTTGCTGAAATTAACAGAGAGGTAATCAGAACCATTAACGCACAGGCAAAAATTGGTGCAAGACAGGCTAACACTGCAACCAATGGTATCTTTAACTTGAA